GTTCGATTATCTTTTTGGGTTAAATCTCGTAAGAGTTCAGAGTATGTTTATTTTTCTAGTACCGATTCACAGTCTATTAGTTCTACATCCTCTACCTCTGTTGATTTTTATTTGCAGGATAATTTTATTAATAAGGCAAAATCTTATGCAGCTATGTGCGGTATTAATGTTAATAATGTTCAGATTTATGCTTCTTTTGATGTTTTGAATAATGCTTTATTTGTTGATACTTATTCCGATTTTACTGCTGTTACTACTGCTTTGAGAGCTTATCCTTTGATTACTTCTTTACCGAGTGTTGTTGGTAGTATTACCGGTTTAGGTTTTGCTTCTAATTCTTCCGCTTCTATTGCTTCTATATCTAAAACTTACCAAAGTTTAAATGTTTCAGCGTTGCCGTTTCGTGCATATCAAGCAATTTATAATTCTTTCTATCGTAATATTCTTAATGATCCTCTTATGATTAATGGTACTGCTGAGTATGATAAGTTTATATTGAATGATCAAGGAGGTGCTGATAGTACTTTATATGAGCTTTATTATAAGAATTGGGAAGATGATTTTCTTACTATGTCCGTTCCGTCTCCTCAACAAGGTGTTGCACCATTGCTTGGAATGAGTCAAACTTCTACTACTTCTAATTCTATATTGAAATTAACTCATGATGTTAATTCTACTACTGGATATACTTATATAAAACTTGTTTCTAATTCTGCTGGTGTTATTACTCCTACCGCTTTAGGTTCTACTGATGCTAATAATTCTGTTATTGGTAATTTTGTTGATTTATTGAATCAAGCTTCAACTTTTGGTATTTCAATTAATGACCTTCGTAATGTTAATTCGCTTCAACGTTGGTTAGAAAAGAATTCTGCTCGTGGTTTCAGATATAAGGAGCAAATAATGTCTCATTTCGGTGTTGATTTAACGTTTGAATTATGTGATATGCCTGAATTCATCGGAGGATTTAGTAGAGATGTTAGTGTGACTACTGTTACTCAAACTTCTGAAGGTGATGCGCCTCTTGGTTCTTATGCTGGACAAGGATATTGTCTTGGTTCATCTAATCATTCAATTAATCATTATTGCGATGAGCATGGTTTTATTATGGCAATTTTGTCAGTTGTTCCTATTCCTTCCTATTCTCAGTTGTTACCTAAAATGTTCTTAAAGAAAAATCACTTGGATTATTTTACTCCAGAATTTGCACATATTGGATATCAACCTATACAATATAAGGAAGTTTGTCCGTTACAAGCTAGTAGCGAGAGTATTAATTTAAATAAGGTTTTCGGATATCAACGACCTTGGTATGATTATCTTGCTAGTGTGGATGAAGTTCATAGTGGTTTTAGAAATGATGATTTAAAGAATTTCTTGGTAAATCGTACTTTTGCAAAGACTCCAGAGTTGTCCAGTGGTTTCTTACATATTAGTCCCGATGAAGTTAATGATATTTTTGCTGTTACTTCTGATAGTGATGATAAGATATTAGGACAAATTTACTTTGATATTAAGGCAAAACGTCCTATTCCGGAATTTATTAATCCTTCAATTCAATAATGTTATGAAAAGAACAAATGTTAGTCCTAGATATAGTGTTAATGTGTGTCGTGTGGATGAGAGTGAGCCGTCTGTAATTGATGGCTTAGCTCTTACTCCTTCAGAGATGTATGATTTAGCACTTCAAGGTAAGCCTATTGCTTCTAATTCTCTTCCAGTTGAGATGTTTAACGATGGTGATAAGGAGCCTGGTTTTGACGTTCCTATTTATAAACAACGTGGTATAGATGTTTCAGATGTTTGGGAACAAGAGAAAGATTTACAAAAGAAGTTTAGAAAAGGCTATAAGCAGTATAAAGAAAGTTTAGGTGATCAATCTGTTACTAAATAAAGAAAGGAGTTTATTATGTCAGTTAATCCGATTGTTGCTAGTTCAGTTATTCAAGGAGGATCTAATATTGCCGAAGGTATGCTTGGATTTGCTAGCAATGTATATACTAATAAGATGAATAGAAAACTTCAAAATGAACAGAATGATTATAATTTAAAGATGTGGCATTTAAATAATCAGTATAATACTCCAGCCGCTCAAGTTCAGCGTTATAAGGATGCTGGTTTAAATCCTAATCTTATGAATTTTGGAGGCACTACTGGAATTTCTTCTTCTCCTGCCGCTAGTTCTCAATCTCATCCGCTGGAGAGTTTTCAACCAGATCTTTCTACTTTTGGTAGTTCTCTTGCTAATGTTATTCGTTTGAAAATGGAACAGCGTGTTGCTGAAAGTGAAGCTAATAAAAATGATGCTGAAGCCCAAAAGTCAATTTCTGAATCTGTTGGTCAAAATATTACTAATAGTCATTTAGATTCTACTCTTACAGCTCAATATAATCAGATTCAAGCTAATATTAAAATGACCGATGCAAAGATTTTAGAGATCGATCAGCGTGTTGAGAATTTCCGTCAGCAAAATAAGTTGTTGGATAAAAAGATAGAAGGAGAGGAATTAGAAAATAGAGTTCGTCTTGTTAATGCTAGGATTGCAGAAGCTACTGAACAGACTAAAATTGATTTAGCTATTGAAGAATTAAATATAGCAAAGGAGCAAAAAGAAGTTTTGAGAGCTCAAAAGAAGCAAATTTCTGCTCTTGCTTATTTATATACTGTTCAAGCTGTTTATACTGAAAAACAACAAGAGATTGCTGAAAAAGACTTTAAGATTAGAGAAAAACTTAGTGATCAAGAGCTCGAAAATTTAAAACAGAAATTAACTAATTTGAAATCTGAAAATAGTAATATACAAGCTGATACTAATTTAAAGAATGAAAAGTCTAGATTGACTAAAAAAGAGGCTGATACTTATATTTTCAGAATGGTTGTTGATAGTGCTTCAAAAGTTGTTGATTCTGGTGCAAAAGTTGTTGATACTTTCAAGCCGTTCTAATGTTAATTTTTTGTTTTATTAATTTATATACTTTTTCATATGTTTATTTGACTACCGATTAAATTCGGTAGTTTTTTTTCGTTTATAACAGTGTTAGCGTACGAAGTACGATGACGCTGTTATAAATGCCACGTAGCGTAGCGAAGTGTTATTTTGAGGTTACAAAGGAAACTTCCGTTGTCTCATTACTTGACCATTACAAGCCAAATGACACAATGCTCATTATTAGTTACTTATAGATGTTTGTTTCATCTTGGCGATTGTAATATATTGTCTCTTTATGGACCCACTCATTACTAGTACTTTGATCGCTCTGCGCAGGGGGGTGTTAGGGGGTGCAACCCCCTAACCTATTATTATTAATACTTTTAAAACATTATTTTATTTTGTTTTGTGTTTATGTATTTTATTTATATTTTGTTAGTTATGAACGATGTTAATTTCGTTCGTCATGAAAAATTGTATTTTTTTCACAAATTATTTGTTTTATATTAAGAAATTGTTATATCTTTGCATTATGAAAGAGTATATTTTAAATATAGAATGTGAGCACCCTGTTATAATTTATAATCGTAGATTATCAGAGTTAATTGGATTAGGATATAATCATTTTGTTGATGCGAATTTTTCTACTGATTTATGTCCAGTGTCTCGTCTTTATGCTACTTATTCTCCTCTTATTTCACATTATGAGAATTCTATTACTGGACGTTATGGATTTAGACAAGATTTTATTAAGAATCGTGATGAATGGTTTAGAGTTTATAATTTGAGTTATGATTCAATAAAGAATATTTATTTAATTAATCAGACTACTGGTGAAACTGAGCCAGTGTTTATATTGGTTCCTTGCAATCATTGTGAGACTTGTAGGAAAAAGAAAGTTGAAAGTTATCGTCGTCGTTTATTATTAGAAAGTTGTAATTATAGTGAGGAGCCTTTTTTTATTACTTTAACGATTGATCCTAAACATTATCCATCTGATCCGTATTCTCGTTCTGTTGTTACTGATATGATACAGCGATTTAATAAGCGTTTGCGTCGTTATCTTTCTTATCGTGGATATTCTACTAATTATAAGTATTTTTTTGTATCTGAATATGGTAGTAAGTTTGGACGTTTGCATTTTCATGGTATTATTTATGGTATTCATATAGATTTATATGATCCAGTTGCTAATGTTTGGTCTGATAATAATACTGTTAGATATATATCTAAATTTTCTCATATTATTAGGAATGTTTGGAAGCTTGGTTTTTCTCGTACTGATTATTGTGTAGATAGTACAGGTGCTTATGCTATGAAGTATATAGGTAAGTCTTCTAAAAAGAAAACTTATAGTTGGCACTCTAATAAATTGGCTTTTGATGTTATAAATTTACATAAAAAAGAGATTCAAAAGAATGCTCATTTACAAGACTTTCCGATTTTGATTCGTAAGTACTCTCGTTCATCCAACCAGTACTCTCTTATTCCATATTACTTTCCTATTGATAGATATTTTATTCGTTGTTGTTATCCTTCTTATAAGATGTCTTTGAGTGTTGAGTTTCGTAGATTGTTAATAAGTTGTTATTATGATATTAAGAAATTAGATAATATGAAAATAGATAATAAAGAATATATTGCTTTGCGTTCTCATTTTTTGGATTGTTATGATATTCCTATTGATTTATTGAAGTTAAAGGAAATGGATTTGCGTTATTTTTATAAACTTCCGTTTGTTAGTCATAGTCTTTCTTTTGATAAGGTTCTTGATCATTTTATAGAAACTTATGATGCTTTGGCTAAACATAAAGATAATAATTTGTCTTTTGATTATGTTGCATATTGTGATGATTTACATGAGAAACATATGGCTTTTTCTAATATGAAGGAATATGATTTAAATATTATGCGAGAAAAGAGTAGAGAGTATTTTTCTAAATTATATAATAAGGAAAATGATTTACAATAATTAATAGTTTTAAAAAAATGGATGTTATGAATGTTAAAAAATGGAAAAGGTTAATAGAATTAACCATTGCAGTATTATCTGTTATTGCTAGTTTTTTCGGAGGTCAGTTATCTGCTCAAAATGGATATATTGATGTGTTTAATAAATGTCAAATAGAAAGGAGTAAGTGATGTCAAGTGTCTTTCGTAATAAAATGCCCGTTGAGAAGCCAAATCGAAATACGTTTGATTTGTCTTTTGCTAATAATCTTACTATGAAGTTTGGAGCTCTTTATCCAGTAATGTGTAAGGAAGTTATTCCAGGTGATTCATTTAATATAAGTGCTGATTTTGGTTTAAGGTTTATGCCTATGGTATTCCCAGTTCAAACTAGAATGAAGGCTTATTTACATTTCTTTTATGTTCGTAATAGGAATTTATGGACTGATTGGAAAAAGTTTATTACTGCTACCGGTAAAGATTTAGTATTTCCGTATATAGATGCTACGAGTACAAATGGTAAGAAGTTATTTGAAACTGGTTCTTTAGGTGATTATTTAGGTTTGCCAACTACAATTGTTGCTGGTTCTGGTTCGTCTGGTAATTTAGATATACTTTCTGGTACTACTTTAAGTTCATTAGGTATAAATCCTCTAAAAACTTCCTCTTTATTCTCTTTAAGTACTTTTATTTGGAAAAATGTGTATTTTTCTGATACTGCTTGGTCGTCTGGTTCTGGTTCTGCTGGTGTTATTCCTTTACGTAGTGAGAATTCTAAAACTTTTTGGAATACTACTGGTGTTTCTGATTTTGGTTCTGCTAATTCTGCCGGAATTTATAATGTTACTTCTAAACAGAATCCAACTTTGGATTCTCTTGCTTCCTCTTGGTTTAAACAGTCTCCTAATGATGTTATAAGTGTTATGTTTAAAGAAAATCTTGCTAATTATAATATTGTATCTGGCACTAAATTTACTGTTTCTGGTTTTACTGGTTCTGGAATTGTTCGATTATCTTTTTGGGTTAAATCTCGTAAGAGTTCAGAGTATGTTTATTTTTCTAGTACCGATTCACAGTCT